ACTTAATGGTTGTGTAACTTAAGTTAGCGTAAAGTTATTTATACCACAATGTATAATACTTCTTGTTGTTGTTAACTTAAGTTATACTTAAGTACCAGCATCTATCCCCCATGTCTAACCAAAACGAACATTCCCAACAGATAGAGCAATACGTGGTTTTGCTGATGGACTTGGGGGAATATTTATTACCTTCTTAAGTAACCTTATTATTGTAGTTAAGCCCTGTAAGGGCGGGAACATAAACTATGTCTGAAGCACTGCCTTATAGCAAAACAGTAGAGAATCACATCTTGGAGTGTATCCAAGGTGGTGTAGCTATACGTCAGATGATAGCTTCCATGCAACACCTACAATCAGCACCAAGGTCACTATCCACAATGTACAAAATCTACGGTTCATTCATGGAGATGGAACGAGCTAAGATCAATGGTGCAGTTGGTAGGAAGGTCATTGACCAAGCTCTAGATGGTGACTTCAAGTCACAAGAGTTATTCCTACGATCTAAAGGTGGTTGGTCACCAACGCACACAGTAAATGAAGTTGAGCAAGAGATTGACCCTGACCTAGACGAAAGTGCAACCGACACACTTCTGTCGCTACTAGGATATGATAACGATGAACTCCCCGAAGAAAAAGCCTGTGATTGTTCAGAGGAAGATTACTGCCAATGCGCTCAGGGGATTGCCGCAGAGTAAAGTAAAGAAGCTCTTTGAGCAACTAGGCCCAGCGAAGGTTGATGAACTTAAGCATGACTGGAACTTCTGGGCAAGAGAAAACCAACTGGAGCCTGAAGGTAATGATTGGAACACTTGGTTCATTAATGCTGGTCGTGGCTTTGGTAAGACTCGTTCTGGAGTTGAGTGGGTAAGAGAGCAAGTAAAGCATGGCGTTAAACGCATTGCTGCTGTAGCCTCTACTAACTCAGATATTGAACGTGTTATGATCAAGGGCGAGTCAGGTTTCCTATCGGTATGTTGGAAGGGTGACAAAACCTACAAAGGTAAGAAGATGGGGTTCCCTGACTGGTCCCCAACTAAACGTACACTTACATGGGGGAATGGAGCGCAGGTTCAATTCTTCTCTGCTGAGGAACCAGAGCGTTTACGTGGTCCCCAGTTTGAATTAGCATGGTGTGATGAAACCGCTGCTTGGAACAAGGACATGGATACTTGGCAGATGCTACAGTTCTGTATGCGTCTTGGTAAACATCCTCGTATCATGGTTACTACTACACCTAAGCCAACTAAGTTAATACGTCAGATACTCAAAGACCCTAAGACTGTAGTTACAACAGGAAGTACGTTTGATAACTCAGCCAACTTAGCAACTACATACCTTACTGCTGTTAGACAACAGTACGAAGGGACTAGGCTAGGTAGGCAAGAGCTTTATGCTGAGGTCCTAGAGGAAGCTCAAGGAGCTTTATGGACTACGCTTATGCTAGATGATTGCGCTATCAAGCACGATGATGTACCTGACTTAGCCCGTATTGTAGTTGCACTTGACCCAGCCGTTACATCTAATGCTGAAAGTGACATGACTGGCATTGTTGTTGCAGGTATTGACATCAATGGTGTTGCATATGTACTTGGAGATTACACTGATAGGCTATCCCCACAGGGATGGGCCTTAAAAGCTATAAAACTGTATAATCACTACCAAGCTGACCGCATTGTAGCGGAAGTCAATCAAGGTGGTGACATGGTTAAACAAACCATTCATGGTGAAGACGATAGTGTCTCATATAAAGCTGTAAGAGCCTCTAGGGGTAAATACGCTAGGGCTGAACCAGTATCAGCACTATATGAGCGTAGGCTTGTTAAGCACGTATCTAATCCCCCTGATGGGTCCTCATTAAACGAATTAGAAACACAAATGCGAACGTGGGAACCTTTAGGTCGAATAGGTTCTCCTGACAGATTGGATGCCTTGGTATGGGCAATCACAGACCTCTCTCTTAACGGATACGCCAAACCTAAATTGACCCTCGCTTACTCAAGTGCAAAGGGCCTTTCTCAGAAATAATATTGGAACTTACCTCATGGTTAAGAAGCTCTCAGAGGCCGCATCTAAGATAACACTTGGAGTTGCTGGCGATAACACACATAACGGTCAAATCCGTGCTGATGAGTTTCTACCTGAATTACGTGGCAAGAAGGCAATCCGTAAGTATCGTGAGATGCGTGACAATGATAGCACTGTTGGTGCAGTTATGTACTCTGTTGAGCAGATACTGCGTGATGTGGAACTGCACGTTAAACCTGTTGATGATACTGAGTCAGCTAAGGCTGAAGCTGATTACGTTAAGAGTGTCCTTGATGACATGGATCACACACTGGATGACCACATAGCTGAAGCGTTGTCGTTTCTGTCGTATGGCTTTGGTTGGTTCGAGGTTATATACAAGAGGCGCGTTGGACCGACTGAGAGATCAGGTAAGAAAAACTCTAAGTCTACAGACGGAAGACTTGGTGTACGCAAGATTGCTGCCCGTGCGCCTTGGACTATAAATAAGTTTGATGTAGATCAAAAGACTGGTGATGTTCTAGGTATTGAGCAATCCGTAGGTCTTATGAATAGTAAGAACTATATTCCTGTAAACAAATCTTTGTACTATCGTACTACCTCAATAAATGGTGATCCCAGTGGTCGTTCTATTCTTCGTAATGCTTATACTTCTTATGAGTACCTTAATAACTTACAAGCCATTGAGGCAATCGCAGTTGAACGTGAATTGGCTGGTATTCCTGTTGCTCGTATCCCTGCTGAGTATCTTTCTTCAGACTCCTCTGCTGAACAAACAGGCTTTGTTTCCAACTTGCAGCAAATCCTACGAGATGTTAAATTCAACGAGCAAGGTTACATTATACTGCCTTCCGACACCTACCCCGATAAAGAAGGAGGTCCTTCCTCCACAAGGTTAGTTGACATTGAACTTATGGCATCTAACGGTAAACGTAATATTGATATTAACCCGATTGTTAGTCGTTACCAGCATGACATTGCTCGTTCTGTACTATCTGAGTTTCTTTTACTTGGTTCCTCTGGTGGCTCTTACGCCCTATCCAAGTCAAAGACAGACCTGTTCCTCCGTGCGCTTGAGAGTTACATACAGGCAATCGTTGACGTTCTCAACAAACAGTTGGTCGAGCGTCTCTGGCAGTTGAACGGTCTGGACTATAACTTAATGCCAACTATTGTTTCTGGCGATGTTGCTCCGCACGATCTTCGTGAAGTTGCAGCCTTCCTACGCAACTTGAATGGCGCTAACATTGATGTGTCCTCACACCCAGAGGTTGTTAAAGACCTTATGGACATAGCTGACTTAGAGTATGACCCTGATGTTGGTCAAGCCACTACAGTTGAGGAGCAAGAATAATGGCAACCCTAGCAAATAGAGTGTATGATAACGGATTATCCGTATTAGACACAGAAGCTGATAAGATACTTATTACATCCCAAGCAGCCACAACTTATGCTGAAGCAAACAGTACATATGCTTTAGGTAACTCCACTTCCTTAAGTGTTGCTGCACCATCGGATCGTTCAGCGGGTGGTAGAGAGGTTGTTGTAGCTGCCATAAGTGATGGCTCTGTTACTGGAACCGGAACCGCTACTCATTACGCTATAGTTGATGTATCTGCAACACTGCTACTTGCAACAGCATCTTTAACTTCAAGTCAAGCAGTAACTTCTGGAAACACTTTCTCATTAGGATCGTTTACTATCGGTATCCCCGATCCTGCATAATAAAGGTTATTTGATATGACCAGCAGGATTTTACAAGAGGACGATGGCTTAATCCTAACAGAGGCTGATGAGCCTATATCTAATAACCTAGACTTTGCTGCAAGTAGGATACTGCAACAAGACGATGGGTTAATCCTAACACAAAACAACGAAGCAATAATTAACGATAACTACGTTGGAAACTTCCTACCCAACAATATTACTACTACTGCCCCTGTAGTTCAGAACACTTCTATAACTCAAGTACACTCCATAGGTGTAACAGGTATTACTACAGGACAGCCTGTTGTTGCTAATGCCGCAATGACACAAGTCCATGGAATAAGCTGTACCAGTATTCTCACGGGGGCTGTTGTTGTATCTACAGCAACTATTGCTCAAGAACACGACTTAGATGCCGACTTAATTCTCACGGGGGCCGTTGTTGTAGCTAACACAGCTATAGCTCAGGTACACAACTTAAGTTCTGTCAGTATTCTCACGGGTCCTCCGGTTGTACCTGAGGTTATACTATTTGGAGAGATAGAGGTATCCTCTATACTAACTGGACCTCCAGTAGTCAGCCCGACATCACTAATTGTAAACAGAGTGCTTTCACCGTCTAATATCCTTACGGGTAGGCCAGATATAGGAACAGCACCTGACCCTAACGCACAATTTGAAGAGGTAGTACAGCAGATGTTCGGTGGTTGGCCCAAACGTATATACGATCATACTGATCTAGCTATCTCTAGGGGTCACGCTCAGGGATATAGGACTCTTTACAAGTTTGGATATAATCCAGACGTAGATGGTACAGAAGAGACAGTTTGGGGAAATGGTGGTAACTATCCTTGGTTTGCGGGTGAGCTAACAGTCTTCGTAAGTAGCTCAAGTGCAAATGACTCCGGTACAGGAACTGGAGCTAGGACTATCCTTATTCAAGGTCTGGATGAAGACTATAAAGAAGTAGAAGAGACTATAACACTTAACGGTCAGACTCAGATTACATCTCAGTTGTCTTACCTTAGAATTTATAGGGCCTTTGTTACACTTGCTGGATCAGGTGGTAATGCTGCTGGAATAATTTATATTGGCTCTTCTGGAGCTACAGGTGGAGTACCAAACACTTCAGTTTACGCCAGCCTATCACTGGGCAATCAAACTCAGATAGCAGCCTACACAGTACCTGCTGGACACACCCTGTATGTAGATGAAATAAACTTTACTGCTGCTGTATCTCAAGCCAACAAGCTAGTAACCTGTAAGTTCGTAAGCAGGGAGTTTGGCTCTAACGTATTCAGGACTAGGTTCATTCAAGTCTTACAGAGCAATCAACTTATACAGACCTTCAAGTATCCACAGGCATTTGCTGAAAAGTCTGACGTAGAGTGTAGAGCGTCTACAGACACAACTAACACTGCATTAGGAGCATCGTTCCAAGGTGTTCTAATAAAGAATGATACATAAGGTTTATTTAAAATGAAAGTTGGAGCTAAAGTATCTTGGAACTCTTCCGGTGGAACTGCCCGTGGAATTATACGTCAAGTAGTTAGAGACGGTAAAGTGCCAAAAATACCAGTTAAGATAACAGGTACAAAAGAAGACCCTGCTGCCCGTATTGAGATTATTGATAATGAGGGTAAGCCCACAGGGACAATGGTAGGACACAAGCTATCTACACTAAAGAAAAACATAATGGGTGTTCTTAAGATGAAATATGCTAACGATGTATTTACTACACTTCCAGAGGCTGTATCCCGTTCCATTGATATGGGACTTGATGGAGTTACTCATGTCTACAGTCACGATGGACAAGCCGTTTATATGCCAGCTGAGAGCCATGAGGCTTACCTAGACTACTACGAAGACACTGAACCCATGGTTGAACCTATGGAAGTCGAAGAGAAGCCCTCAGTGGACCGTATAGAGGCTCTCAGGGCTATCGTAGCAGAGGTACTTAAGACTGAGTTTGCAAAGGCTGATTATCAGGGTGAAAGTGTTACACTAAACAAGCCTAGACGCATACAAGGTGGTAACAAGAAGTTTGAAGTCTTTGTTCAAGATGGAGACAGAGTTAAGAGAGTTTCTTTCGGGGACCCAAACATGGAAATTAGACGGGATGATGCAAAGGCTCGTGCCAATTTTCGCTCTAGGCACTCTTGTGATACGAAGAAAGATAAAACAACTGCTGGCTATTGGTCTTGTCGTATGTGGGAAGCTGACACTTCAGTTAGTGATATGACTAAGACAAGTATAGAAGGTAAGATACTAAAGACTGACGAAGAACAACGTATGGTCTATGGCTGGGCCTCAGTAGTAACCGAAAATGGTGAGCCTGTAGTTGACCGTCAAGGAGATGTTATAGAAGCTGGAACACTTGTGAAGGCTGTTAATGAATTTATGGAGCATGTGAGGGTCGGCAAGGCCATGCACGTTGGGGATCAAGTGGGTGTAGTTGTACACTCTCTCCCTATTACCAAAGAAATTGGTGATGCTCTTGGTATCCAGTCTGATCGTGAAGGATGGGTTGTCGCTTACAAAGTATTCGATGATGATGTCTGGGCTATGGTCAAATCTGGTGAACTCGCTGCGTTCTCTATAGGTGGACGTGCTATCAAGGAGGAAATATAACTTGCCCAATCTCCTGAAAAACTTGCACCTTGAAGAACTTTCCCTAGTGGATCGTCCAGCCAATGCTCAGGCAATGGTTAGTCTCTTTAAGCGTGACAATTCCGAAGAGGAAATTACTAAAATGACTGAAGAAATGGAAGCTAAAGTTTCTGCATACATGAAGGAATATAGCTGTGGTAGACCACAAGCGATGAAAGCCTTAGATATGTATATGGAAAAATCTGATGAGGTTGCTACAGAAGCTGAAGCACCTAAGGTTGATGTCGAGACACTTAAAGCTGACTTTGAGCGTCTCTCTGTTGAGAACCAGCATCTACGCAAAGGTTTGATTGACAATGGTTACGTTATTCGTGCCGAATCTATCGAAAAGAAGTCAGAAGAAGAGATGATGGACATTGAAGGTGAGATGGTTGCTAAAAACGACATCCCAGCGCCAGTCCTTAAAGCACTTGAGGCTGCTGAAGTAGCTAAACGTGAACATCAAATAGAAAAAGCTGATATTGAGTTAACTAAGAGTGCAAATGAAGTTCTACCACACTTTGAAGTTAGTGCAGCTAAGACCCTTCTGAAATCCTTCTCAGAGGACAAAGGAATTATGGTAATGCTTAAAGCTGCTGACGCTGCTTTCGAGGCTTCCATGCAAGAATTTGGTAAGTCTGATGTAGACGGAGAGTTCGCTACTTCTGCTGACAAACTAGATGCTCTCGTAAAGTCCTATATGGACGAAAATAATCTTAAGAAGAGTGAATTTGCCAAGGCTTATGCTTCTGTAGCTAAGACCGATCAAGGTAAAGAACTCATTAATAAATCCTATAAAGGGGAATAATCATGGCTGTTATGCAATCACGCAACAACCGTTCGTACAATGCTGGTGGGGACTTATCTGCTGCACAATTTAAATTCGTAAAAGTAAGTGGCGCTAATGTAGTAGTTGCTGCAACTCTAGGTGAGGTATGCTTAGGAGTTCTGCTCAA